GCTCGCCCCCCTCCATGTAGGGCGGCTTCTCAGGCGCCTCCCTCCCGAAGAGTTCCCGCATCTGTCCATGGAATGCTTCGCGATTGCCCTTGAGCATACGGGCCTGTTCTGCTCGGCCCTCCTGCTCCTTGTAAGACCCGAGGTCCATGCTGCCTCCCCTCTCGACACGAGGTCGAGGCGGTGCAGCATCCTCTGGATCTTCAGGATCAAACCCCAGGTCCGTCGTATATGGCTGGTCCAAGGGCTCTGCCACGTCGAACGGCGTACCCTCCACCTCTGGTGTCACCCGCGGAAGGTTGACGGGTCCCTCTGACGGAGACATTTCCCCGATCGGGATGGGACCCTCATCGGATTTTGGCATATCCCCGAGGGGGACAACACCTGCGGCTGCGTCTGGCGCGGCCGGCGCGGGTGCGGCTGCGGCTGCTGGTACGTCTGCTGGCATAGCAGGTGCGTCTGGTGCATCTGGTGCGGCTGCATCTGCTGGGGCATCTGCGGCTGCATCTGCCGGTGCGTCCCCTGACGCCTTCCACTTCCAGTCGCCCACCCCCATCGCAGCATCGTAGTGATCCTGAAATGCTTGATAGGTGTCTGAACCTTTCGCGGCTGATGCCTTGACTGCGCCCGTTTTCGGGTCAGTGACCTGGAACGTCCCGTCGGGGAGTAGTCTGTACTGGAAGGGGTCGCCCTTGGGCTGGTACCGGATGGTACCGTCGGTGGCAGTGTCATCATAGAAAATCATGCCAGGAGGCTTCTCGGGCGCTGCTGCGACTGCCTCCTCTACGGCACCTGTCGCACCCGTGTCCCAAACTGGGTGGACATCCTCTGGCGCTGCGAAGCCAGGACCGGCCTCCGCGTCTGCCTCCCGGGCCTTCTTCGGACGGAACACACGCCCCATCGCCTTCCCGACAGCGGTGTCGCGGAACGCCTTGTGCTCCGCAGGGGTGACCCCCCCGGGCTTCGACCTCCTTGCCATGGCTCTCTCCTTGCCAGGACGCTTACGGTCCTCCTCAGCCGCCTCCCGCTTCGCCATCTTGGCCTTCCCTTCCTTCTTCGCATCCGCCCAATCACTTGGCATCAGAGACTCCTACCTTCGGCCCAGCCCTTGGCGAACTTGACGCATACGTTGTCTGAGGTCCTCTCGATCGAGGGCGAGAACGCCAATCTGCGCGAGGAAGATGGCCGCTCTGCGGAGGAACTCTGCTGGAGGCAGCTTCCCGTGCTCGCGGAGCTCATCCGGCATCTTCGGTGCCTTTGGCTTGGCGGGGGCCTTCTTCTTGGCCGGCGCCTTCTTCTTCTTGGCGGGGGCGGCAGGGCCTCCCGACTTCATAGTATCGTCGGCCATCATCGCCTCCGTTTCGGGTATCTCGCGCGCCGTCGAGCCGACTTCTTCGTACTCGACTTCCGATATTCTTGCAACTGATCATACGTCATGTCGCGGAACAACACCACGTTATCGAGCCCCTCCGGGGGCTTATCCCCTCTGAACCTCCGAGGGGCGTGTCGCGCCATCGCACAGGACAGTTGGAGCGCGGACACTTTGTCCCAGTGATGGCGGTCGCGTCTCCTGCCCCTGCCGTGAGCCCCGAGAAGTTCCGAGGCCGCTGACCGCTCGGTAGACTTGTCCTCACGGTATGAGCCCAGCTGCCCCACGGTGTCCTCGTCATGGAGCACCAGGTAGTCCATCAGCGCATCCTGGAGGTAGGACAACATCTGGGGCACAGACTTGACCGTGGCGGCCAGGCCTGGCTTGTAGGGCTTCTCGTAGTAGAGGTTCGAGTAGTTCATCTCCTGAAGCAGAGCGAGAGTGGCGACACCGACGCCGTTGGACTCGACCCCGAGGAGTGCGTTGTTGTACCGCCGGCCCACTGCATTGAGCCGCTTCGCGAAGTCCACGGGGTCTGTGACCCCTCCAAAGCACGCCACCTGCGTCCACTGGTCGTCATAGACCTTGAAGACGTGGAAGGCAGCGTGGTCCCTCGAGGCGTAGCCGGCGGGGTCAGCCCCGATGACGTAGACGGCCCCGGGCACAGGGGCCTCGTACTCCATGTAGGGAGCTTTCCAGGGCACCAGGACTGCTTCCTGGTGGCGCTTGAGTACATCGGCCCGGAAGACGGAGCCTGCTGTGGATATCCAGCACGAGATGTCGTCGAACGGGTAGTAGACCTTGAACAGGTCCGGGTGTCGCCGAATCTCCGCATCGGTATCTACCATGAGACGGCGGAAGGCGAGGTTCTCTTTCCTGAGCCCCAGCGGGCCGTAACGGTTGAGGAGGTCAATCTCCTCGTTGGTGAGTGCGCTGTCCTTCGGCCATGGCCTCTGGTTGAGCTTGCCGTCCCAGAACGGGAAGAAGGCGTAGATCCAACGTCCAAGCCCTCTCTTGGCGTCCCGGCACTGGTCCCGCCACCACTCTGTCGACGGCATCGACGTGGGAGCTGGCGTGGCCTCGAGGAGCACCTGCGAGTGGTCCCTGTTGATCATCGACGGGTAGATCATCGAGAACTGGCTACCGGCGGCCCGCCACCAGGGGAGCTCACTGCCGTGGAAGCTGTCCGGTGACTGCCCGATGCCGACGGCGCCGGACTCACCTGACAGGATACGCATCCTGCCCCCGTGTCTGAACGAGAGCTGCCTGACCTCTCGGTTGGGCACCGTCGGACTTCGCACCGGCTTCGGCCAGTTCTGGTGGATGAGGTGAACCCGGCGGTGGAGGTACTCGGCTCGTGGCTTCGTATCTGCGATACAGACGTGGTCATAGCCCGGTGTGTAGGCTGTCTTCACGTAGCCGCAGGCCTCGGCTGTCAGGCTCTTGCCTCCCTGCCGGTAGCCCAAGAGGTTGAGCCACTTGACCTGGCCCATGTCAGTGAGCGGCGGGTTCGCGTAGTAGCCCACCACTGTGGCCTGGAGCTTGTCCGTGATGGCAAACGGGTCATACCTGATCTCTCGACCTGTCTTCTGGTCGATGACCTTGGCGTAGGCTGGGAGGCTCACGGAAGGGTCGAGCAGCGCGTCTAAGGCCTCGGCAGAGAGTTCGTTCACTCTTGGCCACGGTAGAAGTTAGCAAACATCGCGAGGCCAGGCGCACCTTCCACCCCCACTGGAGCACCTGTCTCATCAGCCGGAATCACAGTGGTGACCTTATCGAGATCGCGGGAATCTACGAAGACCGATCTGTCGCCTAAGTCCAGACGATACAGTTCTTCCCCCTCATACGTCTCCCAGGTCCCCGCCACTCCCCTCTGCTTGCCGTCAAGAGGAAGTCCGAGCTTATCGACTGGCTTGAGGCCCTCTTCCGCCACTTCCTTCGCGGCCTTGCCCTTCCCAGGCGTGCCCATGACGGCCTTCTTCGCGGCCTCGGCGGCCTTGCCACCGTACTTCTTGGCGCCCTCGACGACAGGGCCAGTCACGGGTGTGATCAGAGGCCCAGCGGCCTGCCACGCCGGCTCGATGTAAGGCGCGACCTTGGTCCCGATGGCTCCCCCAGTTGCCTCGAGCGCCACTTCCTTGATGACGCTCGGCGCTCCTGGTGGCGTCAACGAGGCCTTCTCCAGGCCGCGCTTTAGGACAGCCGCTCCGGGAGCGTGCCTGTAGATCTCCGTCGTCTCTGGCTCGCCCCTTGGATACTTCTCTACATGAGCCCGGAATGCCTCGGCTGCGGCGCGCTCTCGCGCCTCCTTCGCTTCGAGCCACGTCATGGGGGCCGCGGGTCTTTCCGCCATCAGTCCCTCCCGAAAGGATTGTCGATGGACTTGCCGTAGCCGAGGGTACCCAGCAACCGCTGATCCGCCCGGTACTCTGCCTGCTCGTCCTTCTCAGCCGCCTTCTGGCCTCTCTTCCGGGCCCACTGGCTGAGGCGCGTCCTGTTCCCCAAGATCTCCTCTGCCTCAAGAGCCTCGGGGTTCTGTTCGTCGCCGTACGTCGCCCCTTCCCGAGTCTCGAGCCAGTCCAGGGCCTTCTTGACTGCATCCTGCCGAATCCCTTCGGCCGTCTGCCCCCCCTTGAGGGCTTTCCCAGTCAACGGGT